ATGAGAAGGCCAAGAAGCCCTTACCTGAAGCTGGCCCGCCTCATCGAGGACGAAGGGTTTGAGCACCGGGAGTTCGCCAAGCTGGTCGGCATGGGTGAAAGTACCCTGTCCACCCGCCTGAACCCGAAGCCGGAGCAAAAGAACAATGAGTGGCGCCATTACGAGATCACCGCAATCTGCAGGGAGCTTCACATCCCGCAGGAGCAGATCGGAGAGTATTTCTTCCCGAAGGTCGAGAAAGGAGCATGAACATGAAGGCAAAACTTTACATCAACAGTGAGGAATCGACCATCAGGATTGAAGGGGGCACCAATGAGGTGCTGAATCTTCTGGTGGATGCGATCGCGCAGATTCTGGAAGGTTATTTCCCGCACAACTTCGAGAAGCAGATGGCGTGGGTGTCCGGGCTTCTCTACGGCACGATTCGTGCCCTGGACAAGGAGGATAACGATGAAGATTAAATCCACCGTCTGGCAGGTGCTGGCCGCCGGGAGTTTCGGCGCGGGCCTGCTGTACGCCCTGGGCATTGAGGGCACCGCGCAGGTGGGCGGCACCATCTCGGACAGCCAGTTCATCACAGCCATGGCGCTGATCCTGGCAGCCCTTGCCCTGATGCGCATCAGCTTTGCCGTGCAGGACGCCGATGAGCGGGCCCACCGGAAAGTCCACAAGGAGCCCCAGAATACCGTGAAGAGCCGGAAGAAGGTGGGCTGATGCTGAAAAAGAAGCTCATCAACCTGCTGTACACTCTGGCGCTCTACGCAAAGGACAAGCTGCTGGACGCCGAAATTTGGGCGCTTAAGTGCACTGTCCGGACGCTTGAGGCACAGGGCAGAATCCTCGACCGTGTCCTTAAGCTCACAAAGGAGGCCGACGCATGACCGCCAAGGAGTACGTCGAGAGCCTGCAGCAGAAGTACGGGCAGCTCTGCCAGCAAGACAGCAATGCTATGACAACGACCCGCTGGGCGTCTGAGCTTTACAAGCTCGAAGCACGAATTGAGGTCTATGTTCTTGTGCTTGAGGACTTGGAAGGTGTGCTGCGGCTCATGGAGGACATCCCCCATGGCTGACTTTGTCAACAATGCCTTTTGGTATACGGTCTGGGACGCCAAGAGCGGTGACCTGTTGGCCAGCGGCACGGCCGCCATGTGCGCCCGGCGGCTGGGCTACGCCAGCGCCAACAGTTTTGCGTCTGCCGTCTCGCACTGGCTCAAGGACGGCAGGCAGCACGTCAAGTACATTTGCCAGCGGGAGCTCATCCCGCGCAGCGAGGTGGACAGCCTGCCCCGCAAACCAAAAAGGCCCGCCGGTGTTGGCGCACCGACGAGCCCAAGGGATGATGGATTTTCCCAATCACATCACCCCGATAATATCACAAAATCGGAGGTTTTACAATGAAAGGAATCCTGATCGAGCCGGGCAAAGCCCCGGTCGTCACCACCCTGCCGGACACGCTGCAGGGCATCGAAGCCATGCTGGGCTGCGATTGCACGCAGAAGGTGCTGCCCCGCACCCCGGCGGTGCTGGTGTACGGCATCCTCGGCAAGGGGCTGAACCGCATCTACCGCGGGCAGAACATCTACGGCACCATCCTGTGCTACGGGTGGAAGAACAACAGCCTCGTGCCCATGAGCAAAGACCTGCAGGCCGAGCTGCTGGACCGCCTGAAGGACACGGAGGTGCGGGTATGACGGACTACACCATCAGTTCCAAGATTTCCAACGAGATGGTTTATGCCTGTTACCGCGGCCGGTTCTGGTACTGGAACGGCAGCATTTGGAAAGAAAGCCGCATCATGACGCATAGATTTGAGCTGGCCAGAGCGGCAGACAAGAATCTGACCCCACAGTCGTTTCTGACCAATGGCGCGGAGTTCGCCCCGCTGGACGAGTACGAAATCGACTGCGCAATGCTGGACGCATTAGAAAATGCCAAGCCCTGCAAAAATGCCCCCATCGACCCAGTGGAAGAGGATTCTTCCTCGAGTGTTCCTGCTTCCTGCATCTGCTCTACCTGCACCTGTGGCGGGTGCAAAGAAGAATGCTTCGGAAACTGCCACAGCTGCGGCCATCCCGTGCAGGAGTGCAACAGTTATCAGACCGAAGGCGAAAAGCATTTAACTCCCGCTCACTCTGCGGATGTTGACAAACCGGAAGTGCCCGGAACCCAGACGACACAGAACAAGCCCCTGACCATGATCCCGGACGAGATGCGCCCGGCGTTTGATTATTCCGGGCTGGATGCACAGACCGTGGATGACCTGCACTTTGCAGAAAAGGAGTACCAGCACGGCAAAAAGCTGGCCGAGCGCGGCCTTGTCCACATGGGCAATGCCATTGCCGCCGCCCATGATGCACTGTGTGGCACCGTTGTCCAACAATTGGACAACGGCCAGTTCGCAAAAAAAGATGATACGTTCCGGGCATGGTGCTGCTCTATCGGCATCACCAAGTCAACCGCCTACAACCTGCTGCAGGTCTCTGCCCTGATGGACGGCAGCAGCCCCCGCCAGCGGGCCATTCTGGAAGCCCTGCCGCCGACCCTGCTGTATGCCGTGGCAAAGCCCAGCGCTCCGGCAGAGCTGGTGGAGAAGGTCAAGAACGGTGAGGTTTCCACGAACAAGGAGTATCAGGACCTGCTGGCCCAGATCAAAGCCGAGAAAGAGCGGGCCGATGCTGCCGAGGCTGAGCGGGACAAGCTGCTGGGTGCCCAGAATCGGGCTGCTTGGGCGGAAAGCCACATCCAAGATGTCGAAGCCCAGCGGGATGCCGCCCTTGCAGACGTGCAGGGCCTGACCGAGCAGAACGCCAAGCTCCAGCAGAGCTACCACGATGCAGACGAGAGCCGCATTGCGGCCAACCTCCAGCGCCAGAAAGCCGAAGCTGAGCGCGACAGGGCCGAGGCCCGCGCCAAGGACGCGGAGAACCAGCTGGCAGGCTCCCGGCAGGTGGCCGAGGCGGCCAAGCTCCGGGGCGACAAGCTCAAGGCCGAGAATGATGCACTCAAGAAGCAGCCCATCACTGCGGTGGTGGACAAGGAAGAGGTGGAGCGTCAGGCCAGGGAAATGGCCGCCGAGATGACCGCCGACCTGCGGGCACAGCTGGAACAGACCGCTTCCGGCAGCGAACAGGATGCCCACAGCTCCTATGACAACGTACTTTTGGCCGACCGTTCTTTCCAGAACATCGGCAAAATGGTGATTCCGTCCCTCCGCAAGCTGCCGCAGGAGCAGCGGGAAGCCGTCGCCAATCAGCTCATCCGTACACTGGGACAAATTCAAGGGGAGGTATCACAATGTCTGTAAAGATCACGGCGCTGGAAGCCGAGAACGTCAAGCGCATCAAGGCCGTTGCGCTCACCCCGTCGCCCACCGGGCTCACCCTCGTGGGCGGCAACAACAATCAGGGCAAGACCAGCGTGCTGGACGCCCTGGCGTGGGCCCTGGGCGGGGACCGTTTCCGTCCGGACGCCGCACAGCGGGACGGTGCTATCGCTCCTGCTCACCTCAAGGTCACACTGTCCAACGGCGTGGTGGTGGAGCGCAAGGGCAAAAATGCCAGCCTGACCGTCACCGACCCCACGGGCCGCCGCAGCGGCCAGCAGCTGCTCAACGCCTTTGTGGAGCCGCTGGCCCTCGACCTGCCCCGCTTCATGGACGCCAGCGACAAGGAAAAGGCTGACATCCTGCTGCGCATCATCGGCATTGGGGCCGAGCTGCACACCCGGGATCTGGAGATCAAGGGCCTGTACGACAAGCGCACCTTCACCGGCCAGCTGGCTGCCCAGAAAAAGCACTTTGCCGAGGAACTGGTCTCCTACCCGGAAGCCCCGGACGAGCCGGTCAGCGCTTCCGACCTCATCCGCCAGCAACAGGACATCCTTGCCCGCAACGGCGAGAACCAGCGCAAGCGCCGGCAGGCGCAGGAGCTGACCCGCCAGCGGGATGAGGCCATGGCCGAGATGCACCGGCTGGATGAGCGCATCGCCGAGCTGACCGCCCAGCGGGACGAAGTGAGCAAAAAGCACACGCTGCTGTTCACGCAGGCCATGGATGCCAGCAAAACGGCGGAGCAGCTTCAAGACGAATCCACCGCCGAGCTGGAAGCCTCCATCCGGGACATTGAGGAGACCAACCGCAAGGTGCGGGCCAACCTGGAAAAATCCCGGGCTGAGGACGAAGCCGCCCAGTACGCCAGCGAGTACGACCGCCTGACCGAATCCATCCAGCAGAAGCGTGCCGACCGCATGGCCCTGCTGAACGGGGCAGACCTGCCGCTGCCGGGGCTGAGCGTGGAGGACGGCGTCCTTACTTACAAAGGAAAGCACTGGCGGGATATGTCCGGCAGTGACCAGCTGCGGGTGGCCACGGCCATCGTGCGGCGGCTGAACCCGGACTGCGGTTTCGTGCTGCTGGACAAGCTGGAGCAGATGGACATGACCACCCTGCAGGAGTTTTCCGCCTGGCTGGAAGCCGAGGGCCTGCAGGCCATTGCTACCCGTGTTTCCACCGGCAGTGAGTGCCAGATCATCATTGAGGACGGCATGGTCAAGGACGCCGTGCCGCCCGAAGAGAAGCCCCAGCCCCGGAGCTGGACGAAAGGAGCGTTTTAAATGAGCAAGTATGCAGTCACCAGCGGCATCCAGACCGCCCCCGTCAAAACCGTGCTGTACGGCCCGGAGGGCATCGGCAAAAGCACCTTTGCCTCCCACTTCCCGAGCCCTGTGTTCATCGACACCGAGGGCGGCACCAAGCGCCTGAACGTGGCCCGCCTGCCCCAGCCCACCAGCTGGGCCATGCTGCTGGACGAGGTGGCCGAGGTGCGCAAAGGCAACGTGCCCTGCAGCACGCTGGTCATCGACACAGCCGACTGGGCCGAGCGCCTGTGCATCCAGGCGGTGTGCGCCCGTGCCAAGGTCAACGGCATCGAAGATTTTGGCTACGGTAAGGGCTACACCTACGTCAAGGAGGAGTTCAGCAAGCTGCTGGATGCCCTGGAAGAGGTGCTGAACGCCGGCCACAATGTGGTGGTGCTGGCCCATGCCGCCATCACCAAGTTTGAGCAGCCGGACGCCGTGGGCAACTACGACCGCTGGGGCATGAAAACCAGCAAGCAGGTGGCCCCGCTGCTGCAGGAGTGGTGCGATATGCTGCTGTTCGCCAACTACAAAACGGTGGTGGAAAAGGCCGGCAGCGGCCCAAACGCCAAGAACAAGGCCAGCGGCGGCAAGCGGGTGCTGTACACCACCCACCACGCCTGCTGGGACGCCAAGAACCGCTTTGACCTGCCGGAGGAGGTGCCCTTTGATTACGCCAGCATTGCCCACTGCCTGCCCGGCGGCAGCGCACCGGCAGCTACCCAGACGCCGGTGCAGCACGCCCCGGCTCCTGCCCCGCAGCCCAAACATCAGCCGGATGCCGACATCCTGCCCACCCCGCAGGCACAGCCGGAACCGCCCCGCGAGGAAGTGCCCCGCGCTCTGCTCACACCGGATCTGATCGCGTTGGGTGTGCCGGAAAAGCTGGCCCCGCTCATGAGCGCCAACAACGTGACTCCGGAAGAGCTGCAGCATGTAGTGGGCGAGCGGGGCTACTTCCCGGAGGATATGCCCATCAAGGACTACCCCATGGATTTTGTGGAGGGCTGCCTGATCGCCGCATGGCCGCAGGTGCTGCAGATGGTTCTGGACAGCCGTGACCTGCCGTTTTAACGTACATTAAATAAAGGAGAAGCATTATGAACGAGATGAACAACGAAGGTTTCGCTTTGGGTTGGGATGACGAGTTTACCAACGAGCAGCAGGAATTCGTGCTGCTGCCGGAGGGGGATTACCCCTTTGAGGTCACCGGCATGGAGCGTGCCCGCTATGAGGGCGGGGCCAAGCTGCCGCCCTGCTCCATGGCAAAACTGACCCTGCGCATTTATGGCGGGGCCAAGGGCGACACCACCGTGACCCACCGCCTGTACCTGCATACCAAGACCCAGGGTCTGCTGGGCGCGTTCTTTGAGAGCATCGGCCAGTGCAAGCGGGGCGAAACCTTCCGCCCCCGCTGGAACGAGGTGGTAGGTGCCAAGGGCATCTGCAAGCTGGGCGTCCGGGAGTACACCAAACAGAGCGGCCCTCACGCCGGTGAGACCGGCCAGAGCAACGAGGTGCAGCGCTTCCTGCCGCCCCCGGCACCCAAGGCGGAACCCTCGCAGGGCTGGACGCAGGGGGCATTCTGATGGGGCAGGAACTGAGACCCTACCAGCAGCAGGCCCGTGACCGCATCCACGCCGAGTGGGACGCCGGCCACACCCGCACCCTGCTGGTGCTGCCCACCGGCACCGGCAAAACCATTGTGTTTGCGTCGGTGGCTGCCGATCAGGTGCGTGCCGGCGACCGGGTGCTCATTCTGGCGCACCGGGGCGAGCTGCTGGAACAGGCTGCCGACAAGCTGCAGCGTTCCACCGGCCTTGTCAGCGCCGTGGAAAAGGCCGAATCCACCTGCCTGGACAGCTGGTTTCGGGTGGTGGTGGGCAGCGTGCAGACCCTGCAGCGCACCGCCCGGCTGGAACGCTTCCCGCAGGATTATTTCGGCACCATCATCATCGACGAGGCCCACCACGCCATCACCGACGGTTACCGCCGCATCCTGGACTACTTCAGCGGGGCCAAGGTGCTTGGCGTCACCGCCACGCCGGACCGCGGCGACATGCGCAATCTGGGCGAGGTGTTCGACAGCCTGGCCTTTGAGTACAAGCTGACCGACGCCATCAAGGAGGGCTATCTGTGCAAGATCATGGCCCAGACCATCCCGCTGCAGCTGGATATTACATCCGTGACCATGAGCGGCGGCGACTACGCCGTGGGCGACCTGGGCACAGCCCTTGATCCGTATTTGGAGCAGATCGCCGCCGAAATGGCTCGGCGCTGCAAGAGCCGCAAAACGGTGGTGTTCCTGCCGCTGATCAAGACCAGCCAGAAGTTCCGGGACCTGCTGAACACCTACGGCTTCCGGGCTGCCGAGGTCAACGGCCAGAGCGACGACCGCAGGCAGGTGCTGGCCGACTTCGACGCCGGCAAATACAATGTGCTGTGCAACTCCATGCTGCTCACCGAGGGCTGGGACTGCCCCTCCGTGGACTGCGTGGTGGTGCTGCGGCCCACCAAGGTGCGCAGCCTGTACAGCCAGATGGTGGGGCGCGGCACCCGCCTTTCCCCGGGCAAGACCGACCTGCTGTTGCTGGATTTCCTGTGGATGACCGACAAGCACGAGCTGTGCCGCCCGGCAGACCTGGTCTGTGAGGACCGCACTGTGGCCCGCCAGATGACCGAGCATCTGGCCGAGACCGGCTGCCCGGAGGACATCGAGGAGGCCGCCGCCCAGGCCAGCGAGGACGTGGTGGCCCAGCGGGAAGAAGCCCTTGCCAAGCAGCTGGAAGAGCAGCGCCGTAAAAAGGCAAAACTGGTGGACCCTCTGCAGTACGAAATGAGCATTCAGGCCGAAGATCTGGCCGGGTATGTGCCCGCCTTTGGCTGGGAGGCCGGTCCGCCCAGCGAGCAACAGACCGCCGCGCTGGAAAAGCTGGGCATCCTGCCGGACGCAGTGGAATCCGCCGGCAAGGCCGCCCTGCTGCTGGACCGCCTGAACAAGCGCCGGGACGAGGGCCTGACCACGCCCAAACAGATCCGCTGTCTGGAAAAGTACGGGTTCCAGCATGTGGGCACCTGGAGCTTTGAGGCCGCCCGCCACATGATCGATCGCATAGCGGCTCAGGGCTGGCGCGGCGTGCCCAAGGGCGTGAACCCCCGCACCTATACCCCCGCTGCGGAGCCGCCTGCTGCAGACAGTCCTTTTGATTTTGGATGGTAACGTGAATGGACAATGCGAATGAACTCAAAGAAGCGCTGGATTTTCTCAGCCCGTCCGCCCTGACCTACGACGAATGGATCCTGGTGGGCATGGGCCTGAAGGAAGCCGGCCTGCCCGTGGAAGCATGGGAACAGTGGAGCGCCCGGGACGGGGGCCGCTACCACAAAGGCGAGTGCGCCAAGAAGTGGGCCAGTTTCCACGGCGGCGGGGGCAGCCCCGTCACGGCCAGCAGTATCTTTCAGCTGGCCTATTCCAGCGGATGGAGAGGCCCTGCCGGCCATGCACTGGACTGGAACGACGACATCTCCGCCGGGACGAACCACACAGACGGCCAGCTGGTAGACCCCCGTTGGGTGGAAGCCCACGATCTCGCCCTGCCGGAACAGTGGGACCCTGTGGACCAGCTCAGGCGCTACCTGCAGGCCCTGTTTGAAGAGGACGAGTATGTGGCCTATGTCACCGAGAGTTTCATGGCCGACGACAAACGCCGCCCGGCCAAGGGCAGCTGGACCCGCACCGCCGGGCAGCTCCTTGCCGAACTGGGCACCTGCGGCGGGGATCTCGGCAAGGTGCTAGGCGACTGGGACCCGGAGGTGGGTGCCTGGATCTGCTTCAACCCCGTGGACGGCACAGGCCGCAAGGACGCCAACGTCACCGCCTACCGCTACGCCCTTGTGGAGTGCGATAACATGGAGCTGGGCAAGCAGCAGGCCATCATCAAGCAGCTGGAGCTGCCCTGCGCCGCGCTGGTGTACTCCGGCGGCAAGAGCGTCCACGCCATCGTCAAGGTGGACGCCCCGGACTATGCCGAGTACCGCAAGCGGGTGGATTACCTCTACGCTGCCTGCCAGAAAAACGGCCTGACCCTCGACCAGCAGAACCGCAACCCCAGCCGCCTGAGCCGGATGCCCGGCATCCTGCGCGGCGACAAGCGGCAGGTGCTTCTGGAGACCAATTTCGGCAAGAGCTGCTGGGACGAGTGGGTGGACTGGCTGGAAGCCGAGACCGACGACCTACCGGACACCGAGAACCTCGCCGCCGACTGGGAGCACCTGCCCCCGCTGGCAGACCCGCTCATCTTCGGGGTGCTGCGCAAAGGGCACAAGATGCTTCTGGCGGGCCCCAGCAAGGCCGGCAAGAGCTTTGCCCTCATCGAGCTGTGCATCGCCATTGCCGAGGGCAAGCCGTGGCTGGGCCAGTTCTCCTGCGCCAAGGGCAAGGTGCTGTACATCAATCTGGAGCTGGATCGGGCCTCCTGCCTGCACCGCTTCAAGGATGTGTACACCGCCATGGGCCTGCCGCCGGAGCACCTGAAAAACATTGACATCTGGAACCTGCGCGGTGCGTCCGTGCCCATGGACAAGCTGGCCCCCAAGCTCATCCGCCGGGCCCAGAAAAAGGGCTACATGGCCGTGGTGCTGGACCCCATTTATAAGGTAATCACCGGCGACGAGAACAGCGCCGACCAGATGGCCAAGTTCTGCAACCAGTTTGACCTTGTGTGCCGCGCACTGGACTGCGCCGTGATCTACTGCCATCACCACAGCAAAGGTGCCCAGGGCGGCAAGCGCAGCATGGACCGTGCGTCCGGTTCCGGCGTGTTCGCCCGTGACCCGGACGCCATGCTGGACATGACCGAGCTGACGCCCACCGACGCCATCCGGGAGCAGCTGCGCAACAAGGCAGCTTGTCGGGTCATCAAGGCCATGCTGGACAAGCGCGGCCATGCCGATGCCTACGGCCCGGACGATACCCTCAGCAAGAGCCGGATGCTGGCCGTGGCCAAGGAGTGCCTGGGCCTGGCCGACCTCCGGGCCATCGACGCGGAGGTGGCCGCCGCCCAGAAGCAGGCCGACGGTATGACTGCCTGGCGCATCGAGGGAACCTTACGCGAGTTCGCCCGCTTCGACCCGGTGAACCTCTGGTTCGACTACCCGGTGCACAAGCCGGACAGCGGCCTGCTGGAAGATCTCCAGCCGGACGGAGACGTCAAGGGCTTTGCCGCACGCGGCGCGGAAAAGCGCTGGGGCAGCCGGGAGAAGCTGGCCAAGAACAAGTCCGTGGAGCTGTCCACCGCCTACGAATCCTGCACGATGGACGGCAAGGTCACTGTCTACGCCATGGCCGAGTATATGGGTCTGAAGCCGGACACCGTGCGCCGCCGCCTGAAAGCGGACGGCGGTTACTGGGTAGATGGCGCGGACGTGGGACGCAAGGAACCCGGTTCCAACGGATGATTACAAATTGCAATATTTTGTTTTACGCAACGTACAAAAACGGTAAAATGCCCGCATAATCCGTCCGCGTCCGGCTTCCGGATTTCGGAAAATGCCGCATTTTCCTACGGATCCGGGACGGAAAATGCCTATATATAATAAGCATAATCCGTCCGTGTGTGATGGGGATCCCGGAGGATGGGGCGTGCACAGCCCCCATCCATCCGGGGAACCCTCCCCATCACGTTGGCGAACCCTGAGAAAAAGAAAAACGAGGTGAACCCCATGTACATGCAATTCTTCGTCCCCATGCAGCCGCCCACCACCACCCACAACGCAAAGCAGCTGCACGCCTACATGAAGGGCGGCCAGCCCCACGCGGTGCTCCACGACAGCCCGGAGCTGAAAGCCGCCCGCGCCAAGCTCCACGCCCATCTGGCACCCCACGCCCCGGCAAAGCCCATCCCTGCCGGCAGACCGGTGCGCCTGCTGGTCAAGTGGTGCTTCCCCTCCGAGGGGCGCAGGAACGGTGCGTGGCGCACCAGCAAGCCGGACACTGACAACCTGGAAAAGGCCCTCAAGGATGAGATGACCCGCCTGCACTTCTGGGACGACGATGCCCAGGTGTGCAGCGAGATCGTGGAGAAGTTCTGGTCGGACCCCTGCGGGGTGTTCGTCCGGGTGGAGGAGCTGGCATGACCTACGAAGAGAAAAGACGCTGGCTCAGTCGGTACGGGGACGCTATGGTAAAGGCCAAGCACCTGCGAGATGATTTAGATGAAGCAGAACGTGACACCGGTTGTACCACGCAGCAACTGACCGGAATGCCGGGCGGCAGCGGTGATGGGCAGAGTCTGGCACGAACTGTAGAACGTATTGAACGAGCCGAGAAAGCCTTGAATGCACAGATCATGCTGTGTGATGATCTCCACGCCGAACTTATGGCCCGACTGGAGGATGTGGACGACCCGAAGGACTACGAGGTCCTGCGGCTGAAGTATCTCCGCTTTCAGGACTGGGAGCAGATTGCACAGAAGATGAGCATCTGTGTACGGCAGGTTTACCGTCATCACCGTAAAGGTGTGGATGCTTTGGAACTGTGACAGATGTCAGTAAAACGTCAGTACGACGTCAGTGACATGTCTTTGATTTCATGATAAAATAGTATCATCGCAAGAGCCCGCAGGAAAGGTTTACTCCCTTCAATCCTGCGGGCTTTGTGCTGCCCGGCTGCGACAGGGGAACACACATTTACTCACCCAACAGCCTGAATGTACCAGCCGGGCCTTTTTTGATATTTTCCGCCGTCCGCAGGGGCGGCTTTTTTCATACCCCCGGGGCCTGCAAAGACCCCCGGGGTCATTTTGTACCCCGGCCTTTCAAAACACCCCCTGCCTGCAAAAGGCCTCCTCCCCCTTGAGGAGACCGGCAGGCAGCACACCCCAAGGAGCTGCCCATGGCAAAGACTGTTGCACGCCCGGATCGGGACGGCACCCACCGGCTGGCGTTTGAACGCAACAAGAAAAAGATCTACGCCACCCAGACCGTGTGCGGCATCTGCGGCAAGCCTGTGGATTTCAGCTACAAGTTTCCGCATCCGCTTTCGCCGTGCATCGACCACATCATTCCGGTGGCCAAGGGCGGCCACCCCAGCGATCTCGCCAACCTGCAGCTGGCGCATTTCTGGTGCAACCGGCAGAAGAGCGACAAGCTGTTCACGCCTGTGGAGCAGCAGACGGAGCCGGATGCAGATGCCTCCATGGCCCTGCCGCTGAGCACCGACTGGACAGCGTACCGCAGCCGCTGAGACGGCCCGCAGCGCCGCCGGGACACGCACGCAGGGACGGGGGGGCATCCCCCTCCCAGGGGGCCCTCTGACCTTCCCAGACCGTACTGTGAATATTTTCTCGTGAAAGGAGAATCCACCGCCCATGACCGACCTGAAAGGCATGGCCTATCTGCGCCGCCGCCTGAACCAGAAGCGCAGCCGAGTGCTGACCCGCTACAAGTATTACGAGATGAAGAACGCCGTAAAGGACTTTGGCAAGGTCACCCCGGATGAGTTCCGCTTTTTCAGCGAGACGCTGGGCTGGTGCGGGAAAGCTGTGGACGCTCTGGCCGACCGGCTGGTCTGGCGGGAGTTCCGGGATGATAACTTTGACCTGAACTCCATCTACCAGATGAACAACGCAGACACCCTGTTTGACAGTGCCGTGCTGTCGGCCCTCATTTCCAGCTGCTGCTTTCTGTACATCAGCCCGGACGGCAGCGGCTACCCCCGGCTGCAGGTCATCGACGGCGGCAATGCCACCGGCATCATGGACGAGGTGACCGGCCTGCTCACGGAAGGATATGCCGTTCTGGCCCGCGACCCGGAAACGGACAAGCCTCTGCTGGAGGCCTACTTCACCACGGGCAGTACCTGGTATTACCCCAACGGCCAGAAGCCGTATCAGGTGCCCAACCCCGCCCCGGCCCCGCTGCTGGTGCCCGTCGTGTACCGCCCGGACGCCAAGCGGCCCTTTGGCCACAGCCGCATCTCCCGTGCCTGCATGGGCCTGCAGCAGGGAGCCCTGCGCACCCTCAAGCGCAGCGAGATCAGCGCCGAGTTCTATTCCTTCCCGCAGAAATATGTGCTGGGCACCTCCAGCGACGCCGAGCAGATGGACAAGTGGAAGGCCACCATTTCCAGCTTTCTGGAGTTCACCAAGGACGAGGACGGCGACAAGCCGGTGGTGGGCCAGTTCACCCAGCAGAGCATGAGCCCCTACACCGAGCAGCTGCGCACTTTTGCCGCGCTGTTCGCGGGAGAGACCGGCCTGACGCTGGACGATCTGGGGTTCGTCACCGACAACCCGTCCAGCGCCGAGGCCATCAAGTCCAGCCACGAAAGCCTGCGCCTGGCTGCCCGCAAAGCACAGCGCACCTTTGGCAGCGGCTTCCTGAACGCCGGGTATCTGGCCGCCTGCATGCGGGACGGCATTGCCTACCAGCGTCAGCAGCTCTACCTCACCCGCCCGGTGTGGGAGCCGGTGTTCGAGCCGGACGCCGCCACCCTGTCCGGCATCGGGGACGCCGTGGGCAAGATCAACACGGCCATCCCCGGTTATTTCGGTGCGGAGAACCTGCGGGACCTGACCGGCATCCGCTCCGAGAGCTGAGGAGGCACCCATGGCCGACAAGGACATTGCCCCGGAGCTGCTGGAGCGCATCCGGGCCGACTTCCGGGCGCTGCTGGGCGACGCAAAGCCCGCCGCTGACACCTACGCTGCCGCTGCAGACTATGCTGAGCTTGTGGGCAATGCCCTGGCCGAGGCGTTCCGCCGCAACCTGACCGCCGACGCCCTGCCGGAGGGCAGGCTCTACTGGAACATTGCCGACCGGGTGGTGCGTCCCATGCTGGAAGAGGAGCACCTGCTGGTGGCGGACGCTTCCGCAGCGGTGCAGCAAGCACTGAACCGGCAGGCGAACCTTGGCATTGCCCCGCAGCGGGCCGTGCTGAACACCGACGCCGTGAACGGCCTGCTGAACAAAGTGTCCATGGCAGAGCAGTTCAAAGATGTGGCGTGGGCACTGGACGAGCCGGTGCGCACCTTCTCCCGCATGGTGGTGGATGACACCCTGAAACGCAACGTGGATTTTCAGGGCAAGGCCGGGCTGCGGCCCCGGGTCATCCGCACCGCTGAGAGCCACTGCTGCAAATGGTGCAGCGCTCTGGCCGGTACTTACGATTACCCCCATGTGCCGAAAGATGTTTACCGCCGCCACGAGCGCTGCCGCTGCCGGGTGGAATATGACCCCGGCTCCGGTCGCCGGCAGAACGTGTGGAACAAGACGTGGACAGACCCGGAAGAACGTGATAAAATTAAAGCCAGAAAGCAGGTTCCTTCTGCTTTGCCTACGGGTGTACGCCCTCGATCCAGCGGTGAAGTTGGTTTTACAGACGGCGACACCACCATCAACAGCGTTGAGCCGCTTGACTTTTCCAATAAGGCTTCTATAAACCGGCAGCTTATTACGTTTTTGGAACAGCACAGCAACTCTCCTGTGGAACATGCCATTGTGTTTTCTCCGGATGGTCATGTTTACCGGCTTACCGGAACACATGCTACTGTAAACACTGCACTTATTGGAGAAGATTCTCTAATGGGTAGTATCGGTGCGCATAATCATCCGGTCTGGGAGGGCTTTCTTTCCGGTGATTCTTTCAGTATGGACGATGTTTGTTTTTCTGTCGAACATAAAACTGGCACAGAGTTTCTTACGACCGGAAACCGCCGTTACTCATTTGAGTACACTGGAGATCTGAACCGCGAAGAAATAGCCGCCGCGTATAAAGCGGCCCGTCTGGAAGTTCAGAATCGTATTTTTGATGCAGGAGAAAGCATTGAGTTTATCCAACTTGAAACGATGCGGATCCTGGCTGGCAAGTTGAAAGGGTTTGATTTTCATGAGCTCGTTTGATGAAGAGTGGAAAGAACTGCGTGCCTGGTATTCAGAACAGCAGGCTGTGTGTGAACAGGAAGCTGTAGCTGAGCAGGAAAAACACGGCCTACGACGTGACAGTTTGGCAAATGACCGGATGCAGATTGTTCATCAGGAATTTTTGAAGAAAAGACGCGAGCTTTACGCAAAGTATGGAAAGTCAGAGGCTTCTGCAGCACCTGCCCCTGCCAAAGAAGCGCCAAAAAACTACCAGGCAGATCTTTATAAAATCCTCTGTCAAAAATAAATTCATGCTGTTGAACCACGATGCACACGCACCGTGGTTTTCTTTTACCCAAAATCAGAAAGGAGAACCCTATGAAAAAGATTCTTCTCGCCCTTGCACTGGTCGCATCCATCCTGCTGTGCGGCTGTTCGGAAGCAGATAAGGCCAACGCCAACATTTCCAAGCAGGCAGATTACTTTGAAAGCGAGCGTAAGATCACCGTCTACAATGCCCGCACTGATAAGGTCATTCTGGAAGCCGAGGGCTACATGTCCATTTCCAACAACTCGAACAATGAGCTGGTCTGCACAGTGAAAATTGGCCCCGATACCTATCGCAAGAACTACATCTATCTGAACGACTACACCATGTATGTGGTGGAGGACATCACCGGCACTCATACCGATCCGTATCACTACAAGCTCTATTTCCATACTGACATCCTGCCCAGCGTGGAAGTTAAGCCGTAAGCTCTTTCCCAGCACCCACAAGCACTGTGCAAAAAATGCACGGTGCTTTTTTCATGCCGTTTTAGCTCATGTTGGCAGAGCAGTGGTCTCCAAAACCACAGGTCGCTGGTTCGATTCCAGTAAACGGTGCCATCATTTTCATGCAAAGGAGGAACCCAGCCCACCATGCCGCGGACGCGAAAACAGACAGCCCCGGCAAGGCTGGGGCGTCAGACGCCCACCGCTGCCGTGGTGCTGCCCTACACCAAAACCTTCGGCCAGGACGCCATCGACCTGTACAACTCCACCGGGCGCATCGCCCAGCAGTGGCAGGAGCTGCTGCTGTATGACATCCTTGCCCGCAACGAGGAGGATCTGTGGGTGCATACCAAGTTCGGCTATGCCGTGCCCCGCCGCAACGGCAAGAACGAGATCGCCGCCATCCGGGAGCTGTACGGCCTGCAGCAGGGCGAGAGCATCCTGCACACCGCCCACCGCACCACCACCTCCCGGGCCGCCTGGGAGCGGTTGTGCCACCTGCTGGACAAGGCCAAGATCCCCTATAAATCCATTCAGGCCGTGGGCCGGGAGCACATCCAGCTGGAAGAGGGCGAGGGCCGCATCGAGTTCCGCACCCGCTCCTCCAAGGGCGGCCTGGGCGAGGGCTTTGACCTGCTGGTCATCGACGAGGCCCAGGAGTACACCGACGATCAGGCCAGTGCCCTGAAGTATGTGGTCACTGACAGCGAGAACCCGCAGACCCTGTTCTGCGGCACCCCGCCCACGCCGGTGTCCTCCGGCACGGTGTTCCTCAAAATGCGCAACGCCGCCCTGCGGGGCGACACGCAGAACACCGGCTGGGCCGAGTGGAGCGTGGAGCAGCAGACCGACCCCCACGACGTGGAGGCCTGGTATCAGACGAACCCCAGCCTCGGCACCATCTTCACCGAGCGCAGTGTGGCGGATGAGATCGGCGATGACCCCATCGACTTCAACATCCAGCGTCTGGGGCTGTGGCTTCGGTACAACCTCAAATCGGCCATCAGCCGGGCAGAGTGGGACGAACTGAAAACCGACACCCTGCCCAAGCTCACCGGCAAGCTGTATGCCGGCATCAAGTTCAGCACCGACGGCACCAGCTGTGCGCTGGCCGTTGCGTGCCGCACCAAAGACAACGCTATCTTCGTGGAAGCCATCGGCTGCCATCCTACCCGGGACGGCAGCGGGTGGCTTCTTGATTTTCTATCCAAAGCCGACCTAGCCGCCGTGGCGGTGGACGGGGCCAGCGGGCAGCAGCTTCTGGCCGACGCCATGAAGGCCGCCCACCTCAGGTCCCCCGTGCTGCCCACGGTCAAGCAGGTCATCACCGCCAACGCCGCCTTCGAGCAGGCCCTTTTTGCGCAAGCCCTGTGCCATGCCGGCCAGCCCGGCCTTGCGCAGGCTGCTTCCAACTGCGAAAAGCGGGCCATCGGCTCCAACGGCGGCTTCGGTTACCGCTCTCTGACCGAGGGCGGCCACATCGAGCTGCTGGACAGCGTGATCCTGGCCCACTGGCAGTGCGCCGAGGGCAAGGGCAAGCGCCGGCAGCGCATCCGCTATTAACAGGCCACCCGGGCCTGTTTTTTTGTTGCCATAAAGGAGGGTATTCCATGGCAGAAGCATTTGAACCCATCACCACGCAGGAGGCGTTTGAGGCCGCTGTCGCTGACAGGCTGGCCCCTTACGCCGACTACAACGACCTCAAGGCCCAGAACGAGGCCCTCGCCGGGCAGGTGGCGGAGCTGAACACCCGCTGCCAGACCTACGAGACGGACGCGCTCAAGACCCGCGTTGCCCATGAGGTGGGCCTGCCGTTCGACCTGGCGGGCCGCCTGACCGGCTCCAAGGAGGAGGACATCCGCAAGGACGCCCAGAACCTGCTGCAGCTGATTAAGCCCAAGACCCCGCCCGCACCCCTGCGCGGCGACCCCGACCCCAGCGGCAGCGGCAAAAAGGCCGCCTGGCGCAGTTTCGCAAACCAGCTGATGAACAACGAGTAAAGGAGAACACATCATGGCAGATATTCTGAGCAAAGGCTCCCTGTTCCCGGAGGAGCTGATCCCCGGCTTTATCCAGAAAACCACCGGCGCGTCCGCGCTGGCCAAGCTCTGCGGCGCAACGCCCATCGCCTTCAACGGCCAGAAGGAATTCACCTTCACGCTGGACAAGGAAGTGGACATCGTGGCAGAAAACGGTGCCAAGGGCAAGGGCGGCATGACCGTGGAGCCCATCACCATCGTGCCCATCAAGATCGAGTATGGTGCACGCGTGTCCGACGAGTTCCTGTACGCTTCCGAGGACGCCCAGATGGACGTTCTGAGCGCCTTTGCGGACGGCTTTGCCAAGAAGGTGGCCAAGGGTCTGGACCTCATGGCCTTCCACGGCATCAACCCCCGCACCGGCTCTGCGTCCGGCGTCATCGGCACCAACCACTTTGACAGCAAGGTCACCCAGGCCGTGACCATTGACGCCTCCGACAAGCCCGACACCAACGTGGAGGCCGCCATCGCCCTGGTGCAGGGCGCGGAGCGGGACGTTACCGGCATGGTGCTGGCCCCCAGCTTCAAGAGCGCTCTGGCGGCCCAGACCACTACCGACGGTGCCAAGCTGTACCCGCAGCTGGCCTGGGGCGCAAACCCCGGCGAGGTGAACGGCCTGCGGGTGGAATCCACCTCCAACCTGTCCGCCGGTTCCAGCCTGGACCGTGCGCTGGTGGGCGACTTCACCAACTGCTTCAAGTGGGGCTACGCCAAGGAGATGCCCATTGAGGTGATCCAGTACGGCAACCCCGACAACGACGCGGATCTGGGTGACCTGAAGGGCCACAACCAGGTGTACCTGCGCGGCGAGGCCTACATCGGCTGGGGCATCCTGGATCCGTCCGCATTCGCCCACATCAAGGCCAACGCCTAAGGAGGACACGCCATGCTGTACCGCAACAAGCGCACCGGCGCTGTGATCGAGACGCCCTGCCGCGTTTCCGGCGGGGACTGGGAGCCCGTCAAGGCAGAAAAGGCGGCCAAACCCAAGGCTGCCGCCAAGGAGAAACCGGAGGCTGCTGAATGAGCTACGCCACCGTGGAGGACATGACCGCTCTGTGGCGTCCCATGACCGCCGCCGAGCAGGCCCGGGCGTCCCCTCTGTTGGAGGTGGTGTCCGCCAGCCTGAATGTGGAAGCCGCCAGGGTGGGCAAAGACCTGCCCGCCCTCACCGCTGCAGACGAAGCCCTGGCCCTGGTGGCCAAGAGCGTCACCGTGGACGTGGTGGCCCGCACCCTGATGACCAGCACGAACCAGGAACCTCTGACCCAGTTCACCCAGGCCGCAGGCGGCTACTCGGCGTCCGGGTCCTTTCTGGTGCCCGGCGGCGGCCTGTTCATCAAAAAATCGGAGCTGGCCCGGCTGGGCCTGCGCCGTCAGCGGATGGGAGTGATCGAACCCTATGGCTCTGATTAAGGGCATCCCCGTCATCCTCTATGAGCGCACCCAGACCGGCGAGGATGCTTTTCACGCCCCGGTTTACACCGAAACACCGGTCACGGTGGAAAATGTGCTCATCACGCCGGTGGACAATGCCGCCGTGGTCACCGACCTGCAGCTTACGGGCCGCCGGGTGGCCTACGAGCTGTGCATCCCGAAAGGCGACGCTCACCGCTGGGAGGGCTGCACCGTGGAATTTTTTGGCCAGAAATGGCGAGTGTACGGCGGTGCCTCCCAGTACATCGAGGCGCTTGTGCCTCTGGCCTGGAACAAGAAAGTGCAGGTGGAACGGATTGAGTAAGCTGCGCGTGGAACTGAACAGCGCCGGCGTTCGTGCTCTGATGCGTTCTCCGGAAATGCAGGCCGTGCTGAAAGCGCGGGCCGATACCGTGAAAGACCGCTGTGGCGACGGGTACGAGGCCTATGTGGCCCAGACCCGCGCCGTGGCCGTGGTGGAGACCGCCACCCGGCAGGCCGCCGACGACAATTCCACCAACAACACCCTGCTCAAAGCCACATCAGCCAGCCGGAAGGGCGCGACCGTGCACGAGCACAAACGCCACTTGAAGGACGGCAGGGTCATCACCGTAAGGAGCTACCAGAGGAAGAAATGATTGAAGAAACCATCCGCAGCTTTCTGGCCGAGTGGCTGGACGTGCCGGTGCGGCTGAGCGTGCCAACCCCGGCCCCCGCCCGCTTTGTGGTGGTGGAAAAGACCGGCTCCGGCTATGAGGACGGCATCTATAGCGCCACCATCGCGGTGCAGTCCTACGGGCCCGCCGCCACCAGCCACGACGGCACCCTGGATGCGGCCAAGCTCAACGAGCTTGTCAAGGCCGCCATGCAGGACGCCGACAACCTGCCGCAGCTTGTGCGCTGCGACCTTTATTCCGACTACAATTTCCCGGACACCACCCGCAAACGGCCCCGCTATCAGGCCGTTTTTTCTATCACTCATTACTGACCTGTGAAAGGAGAACTACACATGGCAGACGCAACCAAAGTAACCGCCGCCAAGCCCAAAGTGGGCGGTGCCATCTGGCGTGCCCCGCTGGGCACCCCGCTGCCCACCGACGCCAAGACCGAACTGGACAAGGCTTTTAAGTGCCTGGGCTACGCCTCCGAGGACGGCGTGACCAACAGCAACTCGCCCTCCAGCGAGAACACCACCGCCTGGGGCGGCGACACCGTGCTGACCCAGCAGACCGAGAAGCCCGACACCTTCCAGTACACCCTGCTGGAGGCCCTGAACGTGGAGGTGCTCAAGTCCGTGTACGGCGACGACAACGTCACCGGCACGCTGGACACCGGCATCACGGTCAAGGCAAACTCCTCCGAGCAGAAGGACTGCAGCTGGGTCATTGAGATGGTGATGAAGAACAAGGCGGTCAAGCGCATCGTCATCCCGGATGCCGCCGTCACCGCCGTGGGCGATATCACCTACGCCAAGAGCGCCGTGGGTTACAACACCACCCTGACCGCCGTGCCGGATGCCCAGGGCAACACCCATTACGAGTACATTCTGGGCGGCACTGCTGCCGCCCAGGCCGCTGCCAAGACCAAGGAGGTGCAGGCATGATCACTGCAAAAACTGAATCCGGCTTTGCCATCGAGCTGGAGGACGACGCTCTGGAGGACCAGGAACTGTTCGACGCCATTTCCGGCATGCAGGACGGCAACGTGTTCAGCATGAGCCACCTGACCGAGCGCCTGCTGGGCACCGAGGGCCGCAAGAAGCTCTATGACCACCTGCGCAACGACAAGGGCCGTGTGCCGCCCCAGGCGGTGGCGCAGGCTCTGAATGAACTGCTGACCAGCTTTTCTGCCGGAAAAAACTCTGCATCCTCGCCGAACTGATCGCATCGGACGAGGACGCGCTCATCTGCGATTTCGCGCAATATTACCATGTGCTGGACTGGCGCAGCCTGCCGCTGCGTCTGGCGGCTACCCTTGCTGCCGGCCTGCCGGAGGACAGCCGCAGCATGATGAAGGCCAGCGGCAAGACCGTGCCGCTGCACATCGAGCTGCAAGCCTACACCGCCGACCGCCTGACGCAGATCCTGTGGGGCCTGAGCAACGACACCCGGACGGTGCCCTCTGTGCTGGCAGACCTGCACGGCCTGTCCGCGGACAGCGATACCGACGTGCAGAGCTACGACAGCCCGGAAGAGTTTGAGGCCGCCCTTGCGGCCCTGAAAGAAGGTGGATGACCATGCCGGACGGCATTGAGCTGGCAAAAGCGTATGTGCAGATCGTGCCCTCGGCAGAGGGCATCCAGGGCAAGATCACCGAAGCCCTGGGCGGGGAGCCTGCGGCAGCCGGTGACGCCGCCGGACAGTCCCTCGGTGCCCAGCTGGTGGGCACCCTGAAGAAAGTGATCGCGGCTGCCGGCATCGGCAAGATCATCTCGGATTCCATCAACATGGGCGGTGCCCTGCAGCAGAGCCTTGGCGGCGTGGAAACGCTGTTCAAGGACAGTGCCGACACGGTCAAGGAGTACGCCGCGCAGGCATACCGGACCGTTGGCCTTTCTGCCAACGACTACATGGAGCAGACCACCAGCTTTGCGGCCAGCCTGCTGTCCAGCGTCAGCCAGGACACCGACGCCGCTGCCCAGCTGGCCAACATGGCCATGGTGGATATGGCCGACAACGCCAACAAGATGGGCACGGATATGCAGGATATCCAGAACGCCTATCAGGGCTTTGCCAAGCAGAATTACACCATGCTGGACAACCTCAAGCTCGGCTACGGCGGCACACAGGCCGAGATGCAGCGGATGCTGAACGACGCCACCAAGATCTCCGGCGTGAAGTACGATCTGGGCAATCTGGCCGATATGTACAGCGCCATCCACATCATCCAGCAGGAGATGGACATCACCGGCACCACCGCAAAGGAAGCCGCCACCACCCTGACCGGCAGCTTTGCCGCCATGAAGGCGGCTGCGGAAAACGTGATGGGCAACTGGTCCACCGGCGCAGACCTCACCGAGCCGCTGCAGGCGCTGGCCGACACGGCACAGACCTTTCTTGTGGATAACTTGCTGCCCATGATCGGCAATGTACTGGCAGGCATTCCGGAAATCGTTTACAGCCTTGTGCCGGAGCTCCTGCAGACCGGCACCGAGCTGCTCAGCTCCCTGGCACAGGGCTTCACCGAGGGCATCCCGGAGTTCTTCTCCACCGCTCTGCCGCAGCTGCTGGCATTTACAGACCAGCTGCGGGACAACGCGGCCAGCTTTGTGGACGCCGGTCTGAACCTTATCACCCAGCTGCTCAACGGTCTGATCGCCGGTCTGCCGGACCTGATCGCCTATGTGCCGGATATCATCATCAACATCTGCGGCATCATCAACGACAACATGCCCAAGATCCTGGCTGAAGGTGTTTCCATCATCGTGCAGCTGGTCGTGGGCATCGTCAAGGCGGTGCCGGATCTGCTGGCCAACTGGAAGAAGATCCTGCAGGCCGTGTTGTCGGTGATCTCGGCCATCAACTGGCTGAACATCGGCAAAAACATCCTCACTGGTGTGGCAAACGGCGTCAAGAGCATGGGTTCCAGCATGCTGAATGCCTTCAAGGGCGGATTTTCCAGCGCACTGAACTGGATCAAGAGCCTGCCCTCGCAGGCCGTGCAGTGGGGCAAGAACCTGATCCAGAGCTTCATCAACGGCCTCACCGGCAAAGGCGGTGCGGTTGGTGCAGGAGCCATCGCAGCCACCGCCGGTGCCACCATTGCTAAAACCGCCAGCGGGAACGACTGGTCCTCCGTCTGGGCGGACGCCAACGCCGACGTGGCCGACAGCGCCCAGTCCATGGCGGAGGTGGTCGTCCCGGCCTATACCAAGTCCGGGGACGCCGCCACCAAGGCGGCCAAAAAGACCAAAGCCGCCGCACAGGCCGCCGAGACCCTGCTGTGGTCCCTGCAGGACGCAGGCCACACCGACACCACCAACGCCCTGGGCAAGGTGACCATCCAGACCACCGAGCTCACCGAGCACCTGCGCAAGGGCAGCGAGGAGTATGACCGGCTGACCCGCACCGTGACCGAATCCGGCAAGGAGATGGTGAACGGCGTAGTGAAAAACTACAAGACTGTCACCAAGTATGTCACCGACCACGGCAAGACCACGGCCCAGACCCAGAAGGTCTACGAGGAAATTGCCGCCACTGTAGCCAAGACCGTTACGTCTACAACGGATTCCGTCGTCAACGGCATTGCCACCAGCACCAAGACCATCACCGAGACCCTGACCGACAAAACCACGACCCAGAAGCAGGTCCTCACCGAGACCTACAACGACATCGTGGACGGAGCGCTTGTCACAGTGCAGCGGGTCAAGACCATTGCCGCCGATGGTGTCCCGCAGATCACCGAGGAGATCAAGAAAGCCTCTGCCAATAGCTTTGACGGCCTTGTCAAGGGCTGGCAGGACGAAGCCGACAAGGGCGTGGTGGGTACCTTCAGCACGCTGGTGACTGCTGTGAAGAAGCAGGACTGGCAGTCTGTCGGCGAATGGGTGCTGTCCACCCTGTACAACGGCCTTGCCCCGCAGGCAAAGCAGCTCATTGACGACTTCGGCAAGAACCTGATCCAGCAGGTCAACGGCTTGCTGGGCAAGGGGGTCAGTGCCGTCTCCAACGGCCTGTGGGATATGGGCGGCGACCTTGCCAAGGGCCTGACCAGCGGTTTTGCGGACGTGCTCACGCAGGCGCAGGGCCTTGGCACCACCCTCACCGGCATCTTTCAGGGGCTGAAAGGCCCGCTCACTGCGGCTGCCGCTGCCATCAGCACCGGCCTGAAGGGTGGACTGATCTCCAGCTTCCCGGAGATTTTGGCCTCCATGGGCACCCTGATCGGCTCCATCGGCAGCGCCTTTGTGGGGATGCTGGAAGCCGTCGCGGCGGCACTGTTCCCCACCGGATTCGGTGCCCCGCAGGCGCTGCTCATGATCGCGGCAGGCGTGGCCCTGACCGCTGCCATTGCGGCCATCGTGGCCGGCGTCGGCGGCGCGTTCAAGCGCAAGACCACGCCCGGCATCTCCGGCGGCACTTCCGGCAGCAGCACGACCTCCACGGCATCCGGCTCCCTGTGGGATTACGAGAAGCGCGCCCCGCTGCCGCAGCGCACCCAGCGGCCCAACATCGAGGTCAACCAGTACATTTACAGCAAAGCGCAGACGGCTGCTGACCTGATGCGCGAGGCACAGTACGAGCAGGAAAGGGCGGTGCTGCAGGGTGTTTGACGCGATCTTCAAGGCCAGCAACGGCCTGACCTTTTCCTTTGGCTACAAGGCGGGCGTGCTGTGGAGCATCACCCCGCTGGGTGACCTGCCCGTGGATCTGGAGACCAGCCAGGGTTACCAGCAGGTGGGTGCCACCGTGGAGAGCCGGAGCATTTCCGGCGTGACCCGCACGGTCACCGGGCGCATCCTGCGCAATCAGGACTACTGCAAGCGACAATTGCGGGATGTGTTTGCCCCCTACGTCACCGGCCGTTTAACCGTGGCCGGGGCCTACTGGTGCGACGCCGAGGTGCAGCGCACCCCGGACATCAGCGTGTCCGGCCTGTGGCCCACCTTCTCGTTTCAGCTCTACTGCCCGGACCCTTACTGGCACAGCGTGAAGGAGCTCACCGTCTCGACCTTGAGCGTAACACCCACCTTCCGCCTGCCGGTGTGCTACGATGTGCACAGCTACGGCGTGCGGGAACAGGCCAACCACCTCCGCATCGCCAACACCGGGCTGGACACCCAGGACTGGCAGCTGACGTTGGAGGCCCGCGGCCCGGTGGTAAACCCCGGCGTCAAGGATCCGGAGACCGGCGAGTTCCTGCGCTTTGTCACCACCCTGCAGGACGGCGACAAGCTCCGGCTGTACCGCGAGAGCGGCCAGCTGAAACTGGAACAGATCATCGACGGCACCGGCTACAACATCATGTCCACGCTGGACGGGAGCAGCACCCTGTGGACTTTGCGCCACGGGACGCAGGCATGGCAGCGCACGGCGGATTCCGGCACGGAATGGCTGTTCCTGACCCTGACCTGCAGCACGGCGTTCTCCACCGTGGTCCTGGAGGTGGGCGGCAATGGCTGAACGGACAAGCGCCCTGACCGCAGGCGGCCACAAGAGCATCTGCGTCTATGACGGCCAGCTGAACCTGCTGGCCCGGCTGGAAAGTTGGGTGTCGCTGGTCTGGCCGGAGCGCTACAACGTGTACAGCGGGGTGCAGGGTGCGCAGCTGGAGCTGCACGCCTCCACCGACCTGCAGGCCCTGTGCCGCCCGGACCGGTACCTCTGGCTCACCGGCTCCGACCGCATCATGCGCATCTGCTCGGCGCAGACCGACCGCTCCGAACACAAGCTCGTGATCTCGGCCAGGGACGCCGCCTGCATCCTGGACGAGCGCATCAGCACCCAGACCCTGAGCGGCTTTGCGGTGGAAAGCACCCTGCGCAGCCTGGTGTCCGGCGTAGCTGCATGGCCGGGGCTGGAGCTGGGCGTGCTTGCAGATCTTGCCGACACCTACACCGGCGAGGTAAAGCCCGGCAGCCTGCTCAGCATCGCCGAACAGGTGTGCCAGGAGCTGGACATCGGGTTCCGGGTGCGGTTCGACCAGCAGGCCAAGAAGCTGCTGTTTGAGCTGTACCGGCCCAAGCTGGACCCCAACGCCCGGTATGCGCCCCAGTACGGCAACCTGACCGGCCTGACCTACACTGAGAGCATCACCGACTACAAGAACATCGTGACCGTGGCGGGCGCGGACGGCACCGTCACCGTGGGTGCCACCGGCAACACCGGCTCTGCCCGGCGGGAACTGTATCTGGACGCCACCTCTAAAAAGAAGAAGGACGGCCAGAGCCAGGAGGAATATCTGGCCGCCCTGCGGGCGCTGGGCGAGCAGGAACTCGCCAAGCACACCCGCATCGAAAACTTCCGCTTCACGCCAACGGGAAGCGTCACGGTGGGCAAGGTGGTGGCCGCCAGCCTGCCCGGCACCGATATTCAGGCGGCGGCCCGCATTACCAGCGTGACCCTGAGTTCCCAGAAGGGCGAAAACACGGTCACTACCGAGATCGGCACACCGATCCTCAGGAGGAAACAATGAGCATTATCACTTACCCGCTGAACGGCGTGACCTACGACGCCGAGGACGTGAGCACCTATCTGTGCACCCGCACCTCCGGCGTCTACTCTAAGGACACGAACTACGCCGTCAGCGTCACCGGCGCGCGGCAGATCACCGTGGCCCCCGGCCTTGCGTGGGTCAACTACGACGACTTCAAGGGCGTCTCCGCCTGCAGCCGGGAAGCGGTCGCCCTGACCATCCCGGACGCCGACAGCACCCTTTCCCGCATCGACCGGGTGGTGCTGCAGTTCGACACTGCCGCGAACCTGACGGCGGTCAAGCTCAAGACCGGCACCCCTGCCGCCGCCCCGGAGCCGCCCGCCATCCTGCAGAACCACAACCAGTACGAGCTGGGCCTGTGCACGGTGAGCGTGCCCGCAGGCTCCTCGGTGATCACCGCCGCCGACATCACCGACACCCGCACCGATGAGGCCGTCTGCGGCCTCATGCGGGACGGCGTCACCGGCATCCCCACCGAGACACTGCTGGCCCAGTACACCGCCATCCTCACCGCCATGCAGCAGAGCGGCAACGCCCAGCTGCAGCAGCTTGCGGAGAGCATCAAGGCGGTGGATTCCGGCAGCTTCTACACCAAAGAGCAGGCTGACGCCAAGTTCGGCACGCCTTACAGCCTGCCGCCCGCTACGGCGGACCAGCTGG